GCGTCCACGATGCGGTCGTAGAGCGCCAGTCGGGTGGTCCAGTCCTCGTGTGTGATGGGGCGCACCGTGTACGGGCCGATGGGCAGGTCCGGCTTTGGCAGCTTGCCTTTCTTGTTCGGCACGTTGAACTTGACCTCTCCGAACGCGCCGGAGTCCACGAACACCTGGGTTCCGTTGCCACGCAGCTCTCGGATCGCTTCCAGGGACGCGCTGTTGATCTGGTCCACCGCCACGCCCACGTTCATGCCCAGCGCAGCAAACCCGCGAATCTCCCCCGCGTTGTTGGACCCGCTGGCGAAGTACCGCCGCAGGGGGATGTCTAGTTCGTCCGCCTCGCGCTCCAGCCCTCGGCGTTCCAGGGCCATCTTCTCCAGGGCGCGGCCTACCTTCGGGGTCTCGAAGCGCTTCCCCGGGAACAGTCGCGTGATCGACGTGTACGTGTCACGCGCACCGCGCAGCTCCGCCACAGCGTCCACGAACCTCTTCCGCTCGGCCTTCCACCAGCGCGGAACACCCGCGGGGGTCTCGTCCAGGCTCATCGTCCGCGCCATCGTCTCCGCCGCCGCCAGCCTCCCCGCATGTAGCTTCTCCGGCGTAAGCCGCCCCTGCGGGAGCACGCCTGCAAACTGGTGGGTCACCTCGGGCGCCAGCCGCCCCCCGCTCGCCTGGGGGGGTCGATGGGTGCCCCCCTTGTACTTGTAGGTCCCTCGGGTCGTCTCGACCGTGTGGGGCTCCGCGTAGTCCGTCGCCACCAGCAGCCGCTCCGCTGCCCCCAGCACCCTCTTCCACGCACCCTCTGCCGCCGCGTGCTTCTTTCGCAGGGGGCGCAGTTCGGCGTACGCGGAGAGCGTGGGCGCCGCGCGCTTCTTGGGCCAGTCGTCGGGGCCGAACAGGGAGAGCTGCTGCTGCGCGGGGCGCAGCTGCTCAGGCTCCCGGGGCGCGGGCTTGTTGTTCAGCAGATCCGTCTGCGCCGCCAGCCAGTGCTTCCCGTCGCCTGTGCCCACGCTCTTGAGCGGGTTAACCAGCTCGATGCCCAGCCCCTCGACCGCCTCCCGCAGCATCGCCACGTAGTCACGCCCGGCGATCACTTCCAGGCGCCCGCCGCGGGGTAGCTTCTGCCGCAGGCTCTCGCGCGTGTTGCGCACCCACTCGCTCCGCGCGTCGCCCTTCAAATCCTTTACCTGGGTGTCGTAGCGCGTCGCCTGGGTGTCGGGGTCCACAATGCCCAAGCCGGCGCTGACCACCGCCCAGGGGGTGCCGTGGCGCGAGCGCGCCTCCGCGAACCCCCGCCGCTTGTTCCACAGGTCTTTGCGGTACAGGTCCCGCACGGCCACGGGGTCGTCGTGGTCCACCTTCGACTTGCTGCACCCCACCAGAGTCAGGTCGATGCGCTCGGGGGCGTCCCACGTGGGGAGCACCGTGTGGCGCCCCTTCTTCTTCGCCTTCGCCTTGGGCTCATCGTCGTAGGTGTAGGTGTAGCTCCCCGGGGAGCCGTGGCGCGTGCCCTTCCCGCGATACGCAGTGTATGCCTTCACCAGATCCGCAAAGCAGCGCCAGCCCCTCGGCGTGCCACGCCTGCATCGGAAAACCCCCAGCGCCTTATCCATCGCGTCTACCAACCGCCCCGCGCGGAGCTGTTTCCGGTGCTCCATCACGGTGTCCAGCGGTGCTGAGAACGCGCCTTGCGCCTTGCGCAGGCTGCTAATGTGCTCGAAGAACTTTCGGGTGCGCTCACCCAGGGCTCGGGGGCCTCGCATCACGTAGAGCTTGAACGCCTCCGCGTATGCCTCCTCTGGCTTGGTGCTCCCGTACTGCGTTGTCCAGTGAACGGGCACATGCGCACCCACCAGCTTCTCGCGCATCTCTTTCCGCACATCGTCAAGCCCGTGCTGGCGGTCGCCGGGGTGCGCCCAGGTGGTCGTCAGCCTGCTTTCCAGGTCTTCCCCCACGACCCCCACCATCGCCGTGTAAAGCGCGCGGGTCTCCGGGTCCAGGTCAGGGTCATTGGTGATGTGGGCACGCACCCGTTCGGAGAACGCGCTTTCCGTCCCCAGCCTCTCGCTGTAAGTGGCCCCGTCGCGCTGCGCGTCGCTGGCGAAGCGCGCCGTGTAGTCGGCCAGCTTGTCCACGTCCTCGCGCGCCACGTTGACCATGCGCGCAGACTCGGCGTCCCACCCTTCAACGGCGCGGCTGGGCAGGTTGCGGTAGTAGTGCCGGTGTCCGAATTCGTGGACGATGGACGCCACTGTCTCCTCGTGCTCCCCCAGCGTACCCAGCGAATTGGTGTTCCACTCGACCGTGTCCGCTGACCGGCCGTTTCGCATGTATCGCGCCTCGTGCTCCCGCGCGTGCTTCTTGAGGGTGACCCGCCCGCCTTTGTACGCCTCGTGGAACCCCGCGCGCTTCATGCGCCCCTGCGCTTCGCGCAGATCGTGAGCGAGCGAACGGGCCATCTCCGGCGTTGCCTCGTGCCTGCTGACCTGTAGCTGGACGGCGCCCACCTGCTGCGTCTCCAGCCGCTCCTCGTGGGACACGTCCTCAGTCCCACGCTTCGCCGACGCGGCCAGCTTTCTGTGAATGCGCCGAAGGCGCCGCGCGGTCGCCTGGGGGCCGCCCTCCAGCACGCTGCTGCGGTTGAGCCCGCTCATCAATGCGTCCAGCCCGCCCTCGTGGTCGGGTTTGTCCCACAGCTCCAGCTTCATCGCCCACCGCAAGACGTTTGTGCTGGCGCGGCCCACTTCGCGAACCAGCTCGCGCGCTCGGCCATGTCGCCAGTCTGCGCCGTTGGGCAGCTTCTCCAGCTCGTCCGCGATCTTCGCCAGCTCGGCGCGCACGCCAGCCGCTTGCTTCAGGTCGTACCGGGTGATGCGCGCGCTGGGCTCACTCACCGCGGGGTGGTCGTGCGCGAGCTGGGGGCGCTCGGGCTTCGGCTCCTCACGGGCGGCGGGGGGCGCCGCGCTTGGCTGCATTGGACCCAGCAACGAGAGCTGGCCCGCCGCCTCCAGCGCCTCCCGCTTGCGCTGGCCGCGCCCACTGCCCCGCCGCGCGGGCTCGTCGTAGTCGTAGCTGTAGTGCCCCGGCACACCCGTACGGCGCCCCTTGCCATGGTAGGTCGCCGCGTGCGCCTTGATCAGCTCGGCATAGGTCAGCATTCCGCCGCCCATCCTACACGGCTACTCGCTGAGCGCCCACCAGACCCAAGGGGCTGTCTTGTGGTCGCCGTCGCGAGCGCGCGCCACCAGCTCCCGGCGTAGCAGCCCGTTCAGCGCGCTGCGTACTTGCGGGATCGTACACCCCGTGATCTCTTCCAGCTCCGCGCGGGTCCATGACACCGCCTCGGAACGCAGCGCCTCCAACACCTTGCGTTGAGTCGGCCCCAGCCCGCGGTTACGGATCAGCTTCGTCGTCGTCATCATCGTCTCCGAAATCCGCTCCGGGGAACATCCCCGCGATGCCGTCCCACAGCTCTTGGGACCGCCTGTCGTCTGCCTTGATCGGGGGCTCGTCGTACACGGTCCCCGCCATCTCGTGGATCGCGTCGCCCGTCGCCACGCGGTATTGGAAGCCGGCGCCGCGCAGCACGCACTCCGCGATCCACAGCGCCATGACGGTGTCGTCGTGCGCCTCGCGCCCCAGCCCCCACAGCTCCGCGCACAGCACGTCCACGAACGCCCGCCCCTCGGGGTCGTCGGGGTGGTAGGGCAGCACCACCTTTCCGTTCTCGAAGAGCGTGGCCAGCGCGGGCACGCCCTCCCACGGGTCGGCCTTCTTCGGCCCCGTCGTCATGTGGGGCTTGATCGGTAGGTCCGTCGTCCGCTTGAGCCCCATGTAGTGCAGCTCCCCGAACGCGTTCCGCTCGACGCCAACCGCACGCACCTTGCGCAGCCCGCCCAGCGCCTCGAATTCGCCCATGACCTCGCCCCGGATGCGCCCGGGGGACATGCCGCGCTTGCGTAGCCCGCTCACGAGGTAGCGGTCACCCGTCTTCGGGTCCTTGCCCCAGCCGATGCCCACCACGTAGTCGCTGTCCTGGGCGCGCGCTCGATCCTCGTCGGTCACCAGCGCAAGGTCCCAGCCCTGCACCAGCAGAAGGTCCTCCACGGGCGGGAGCTGGCCCAGGTGCAGCCCGCGCCCGCGCTTCTTCGCCAGCTCCAACCACTCCCACTTGAACGCCGCCGCGCTGTCGTCCTGCACTTGGTGCTGAAACTCGCGGGCGAAGAACAGCGAGCCCATGCCGTAGCGCTCGCCCAGCAGGTACTCGATGGGGCGCTCCTCGGGCCACAGCACTTCAGAATCGCCCTCGACGCGGATCCGGGTGACAAGCTCCTGCCCGGTCTTCGGGTCGGGCTCCGTCTCAACCTCGTGCGCGTCGGGCCACTTCAGGATCGCGGGGTCCTCGATCACGCGCCACAATGGCGACTTCCGCAGCCGGGCATATAGGTCGTCGGCGTGCTTGCGCGTCCCGATCACCGCCAGCGTTCCGCCGCGGTTGAGCATTGGAAGCACGGTGCCCGCCCACCACGTGCGCGTCTTCTCGCGCTGGCCCTCCGTGTACGTCGTCCGGTCGTCTTCCAGGTCGTCGCACAGAATCAGATCAAAGTGACCGCCCGTGATTGCGCCGCCGCTGCCGACCGCCTCGATCGTGGGGTCCACGCTGGCCAGCTTGCGGGTGACGTAGAGCTGGGTGTTTGTCCATTTCTCGTCGTTCGCTCGGAAAGGTCCCAGCCCCGCCTCCGGGGCGCTGCACCAATCCTCCGCGACCTTGTCCGACGTAAGCAACGACCGTAGGCGCCGCACGCGCTTCTCTGCCACGCCCGCCGCTTCGCTGATCCACAAGATCCGCACGTCGCGGTTCAAACACACCTGCCGCAGCGCAAGGCTGATCGCCAGCTCGGTCTTGCCGTGGTCACGCGGGGCCAACAGCAGCAGCCGCCCCTTCCGACGGGTCCGCCGCGCGGTGACCATCGTCTCTTCGACCACGTCCAGCCAGCGCCGTCGGTGCGCCGCCTGCCGCATCCCGCAATAAAGCGTGTCGAAGAAAGCGGGGGACCCCGCGGCCAGCCCTCGGCGCCCCTCGGGGGTCGCGAGGAGCTGAGCCGCGATGCTCACTTGCTGCGCTTGCGCCGCCGCGGGGGACGCGCCTGGGCGTCTTTCGCCTTCGCCTTCGGGGGCTCGGGCTCGGGCGCCTTGGTCGCGTGCGGCTCTACCGCCGCATCCGCGTCGTCGGGGGTCACGTGGTAATTGGCCATCGTGGCGAACCGCGCCGCCTCCACGGGGGTCGGGTTGCTCCCGTCCTCCGCGGTCACACGACCTTCGGCATCCACGTTGAACACGCGGGTGCCGTAGAGCTTGGAGTTGCGGATCTTCAGGTGTCGGACGGGCATATAAGCCTCCGGTGGTTGAGCCGCCCACCCTACCAGCGTCCGTTGATTGACGCGGGCTCGCGCGAGCGGATAAAGCCGGCAGGGCCTGATCCTGCCCGGTTGCCGCTACATGGTCAAGGTGTTGACGCTGCGTGCCCGCGTTCCCCGCCTCCGGTACCCCGGGACGGGGGCAGCTCCGAACTAAGCGGAGGAGCCAGCCCGTGGAATCGAACCACGGGCGCCGGGGCGCACGAGCACGCAGCCCCACGAGGGTGGCGGGAAATGTCTACATGGTCAAACGAGCATGTAGACATCGCCAGCCACTCGGCGAATGGGTCACGCGAGGGGTACGCTCTGCGCATGGGCACGGGCAACGCTCAAGGGTTCGATTTACGGCAAGTCGCCGCGGGGCTGCGTAGGATGGCGCGCGCTGGGTACCCCGTCCAGTGCTGGTACCTCGACGGCGTGGAAGCCGCCGCACGCGCCGACCCGGATCACCCCTGCTCACGTCGGGTGCTGCTCCTGGTCGACGTTCTGCGCCCGGGGTGCTCGGGAGTCTAGCGCTTCGGCCCGGCCTTCTGCATCTGCATCTTGGCCTCTTCCATCGCCTTGCGTAGCTCCTCAGCCGCCTTCTGCACCGCCTCGGGGGGTGTCGGGGGCGCTGGGGCGTGCGCGTCCGCCACAGGGGCGCCTGCGTCCTTGCCGGCGTCTTTGCCTGCATCGGGCACCGCGCCGTCAGGGGCGGCCAGGAACACGAGCGCAGTCAACGCCGCCGCCGCCACCAAAATGATCGGGGTGTTCATCGGCTCGCCTCCAATGCCGC